CTTATTTAAGTGCATTTAGATTAGGTACATATATTGCAACACAATTTAAACCTGTTGTTGCAAAAACAATTTACGATATTACGAAAGCAGACACCGTGTTAGATACAAGTTGTGGTTGGGGTGATAGATTGGCAGGTTTCTTTGCTAGTCAGGCAACGCATTATTATGGTTGCGACCCTAATCCTAACACATATAAACAATATATGAAACAGATAGAAGAGTATACTAAAATATTTCCTAATAAGAAAGTTAAGATATACAATTGTGGTGCAGAAGATTTACCTTATAATGAACTACCTGATATAGATTGTGCTTTTACAAGTCCACCATATTTTAGTACAGAAGAATATAATAAAGGTGGCGAGAAAGAAGAAAACCAGTCGTGGTTTAAATTCAACGAATACGAGAAATGGAGAGACGAGTTTTATTTACCAGTTGCAGATAAGACACTAGCAAAATCAAAGTTTATGTTAGTGAATATTATGGACCCTAAAGTCAAGAATGTTAGACATAGGTCTAGTGATGAACTGATAAATAGAAATAGAGATAAATTCATAGGTCAAATTGGTATGGTAATTATGCAAAGACCTCAAGGTAATGCAAAGTTTAAAACCAAAGAAGAACTAAATGAGTTTATGGCTATGAAGTATATAGAAAATGTATGGTGTTTTGGACCTAAAGATTATGACTTCTTTTCAGCGAGTAGAAAAGGAACATTGGAAAATTTCTTATAGGTGCTTGACAAATGAAATCAAATAGTATAATATGGAGTAATAATGACAGATTTTTTAAAAGATATAATTAAAGAAACAGGTAACGAATATGCCACTCTGGCGAGTGAAGGCATAGACGCTGGCGATGTAACGAACTTTGTTGATACAGGTTGTTACTCCTTAAACGCTTTATTGTCAGGTAGTATCCACGGTGGTATGCCTGCAAACAAAATTACTGCAATCGCAGGTGAGGCCGCTACAGGTAAAACTTTCTTTGCATTAGGAATATGTAAACACTTTTTAGATAAAGACCCAGACGCTGGAGTTATATATTTTGAAAGTGAAAGTGCCGTATCTAAAAATATGATTGAAGATAGAGGCATTGATAGTAAGAGATTTGTAGTTGTACCAGTTGCAACCGTGCAAGAATTTAGAAGTCAAGCAATTAAAATCGTAGACAAATACCTAGAACAAGGTGAAGATAAAAGAAAACCTATTATGTTTGTTCTTGATAGTCTTGGTATGTTATCTACAACAAAAGAAATGGAAGACACAGCAGAAGGTAAAGAGACTAGAGATATGACAAGGTCTCAAATTGTGAAGTCTACATTTAGAGTTTTAACATTGAAACTTGGTAAAGCAAATATACCTATGATTATGACCAATCATACTTATGATGTTATAGGTTCAATGTTCCCACAAAAAGAAATGGGTGGAGGTTCAGGTTTAAAATATGCCGCTTCATCTATCATCTATCTTGGAAAAAGAAAAGTAAAAGACGGCACCGATGTCGTTGGCAATATTATTCATTGTAAAAATTACAAAAGTAGGTTAACAAAAGAGAACTCTATGGTTGATGTTTTGTTAACATACGAAAAAGGATTAGACAAATATTATGGTCTTATGGAACTTGCTATTGAAGCAGGTATCTTTAAGAAAGTGAGTACAAGAATTGAGTTACCTGATGGTACAAAAACATTTGGTAAAACGATTAATGAAAATCCTGAAAAGTATTATACAAAGGAAGTATTAGAGAAGATAGATGAACAAGCCAAAAAACAATTCCTCTACGGATAAAAAGAAAAGATACGAATTCGTTATCAAAGAAGGTGACGAGTTTTCATCAATTAGAATTACCGAAGGTGTATACAAAGATGTTATATACCAATATGGTAAGGTGCAATTTGCAAAAGAAGAAACGCAAAATGGCCAAATGCCTTTACAATTTCAATGGACATTAAAAAAGAAACCAGAAAAGTTAGACCTGGATATTGACAAAGAAGGATTTATAAAGTATATTGGAGATATATTAGTTGAAATTATGGATGAAAGAATAAAGGATGGGACAATCATTGATGACAAATAGATTAGAAGACACAATACTGACAAACTTAATATTCAATGAAGAATATACAAGAAAGGTGTTGCCGTTTCTTAAAGATGAATACTTTGGTACAAGAAGTGATAAAATTATATTTTCACAAATTTATGATTTCGTTAATAAATATAATAATCTTCCGACTAAAGAGACCTTGATTATAGAATTAAATACTCGTAAAGATATAAATGAGGAAGAATTTAAGGCTATAAAAACAACAATCGCAGGACTTAATCCTGTAGAAGCAGATTTAGAATGGTTGTTTGATACTACAGAGAAGTTTTGTAAAGACAAGGCGGTAAACAATGCAGTACTTAACGGCATTAAAATCTTGGATGGAAAAGACCAGAAAAGAACTCCAGAGGCCATTCCTTCAATTTTATCTGAAGCTCTTGCTGTGTCTTTTGATAATCATATTGGGCACGATTACATTGATGACGCAGATGATAGATTTGATTGGTACCATCGTAAGGAGTTAAAACTTCCATTTGACTTACAATATTTCAATAGAATAACTAAAGGTGGCGTACCACAAAAGACTTTGAATGTATGTCTTGCTGGTACTGGTGTAGGTAAATCGCTGTTTATGTGTCATCTAGCGGCTTCAAGTATACTTGAAGGTAAGAATGTTTTATACATTACATTAGAAATGGCAGAAGAAAGAATTGCTGAAAGAATTGACGCTAACTTATTAGATGTTACAACAGACGATTTACTTGCATTACCAAAACAAATGTTTGATGATAGAGTACAAAGATTAAAAGACAAAAGTCCTGGTAAGTTAATTATTAAAGAATACCCAACGGCGTCTGCTCATAGTGGACATTTCAAAGCATTATTAAATGAACTTGCATTAAAGAAAAGTTTTAAACCAGATGTATTGTTTATTGATTATTTAAATATATGTTCTTCTAGTAGATTTAAAGGTGGTAATATATCATCATACTTCTATGTAAAAGCAATCGCAGAAGAATTAAGAGGTCTTGCTGTAGAGTTTAAGTTACCTATATTTACTGCTACTCAAACAACAAGAACTGGTTTCGTATCTACAGACATTGGTCTTGAAGATACTTCAGAAAGTTTTGGTCTACCTGCAACGGCAGACTTTATGTTTGCATTAATGACTAGTGAAGAGTTAGATAGTCTTAATCAGATGAAAGTAAAACAATTGAAAAACAGATATTCAGACCCAGCGATAAATCGTAGTTTTATCATTGGTGTTGATAGAAGTAAAATGAGATTGTATGATGTAGAACAAAAAGCACAAAATATAGTAGATAGTAACCAGGAGAAAGATATTGAAGAAACTGACCCATACGATAAGTTTTCTGATTTCAAAGTTTAATATGCCAAGAAAAAACACAGCCCCCATAAAACAAAAAGGAACTAAAGAGTTGCAACCTGGAGAGAAACTACACTATACAAAGAGTATGGTAAAGAAACGAGGTAAGATTTACTGGAGGGTTACTGAAAAACCTACAGGTACTATTGTAAAAGATTATTTTTTTGAAAAGGACGCTAGAGCATTAGTTAGATTTCAAAATAAAGAAAGAGTATGGGAAGCAAATGGAGGTATTCCACACTTCCTTTGTGAACAAATTAATTTGAAAAAAAGTTAAAAAAAATGCTTTTTTTGCTTGACAAGCTTTATAGGTCGTGTTATAGTATATACATAATCAATAGAAAAGGACTAAATTATGACTAACTTCACTAACGACCCTATCAATTTTCTTTCTGCCAACGAAGGTCAACTTGAACTTCATACTAAAGAAGGTCTTACATATATGACCGATAAGGTAGAAACTATCGCAAAGATTTTATCTAATCACGGTGTTCCTGTTTCAGTAAACACTTCATCTTCAATGGACTTTGCAGATGAATATGGTTTCGCAAATTGGGACGGTGCTCAAAAACTTTGGGCAAGTGCATTAGAACTATTAGGTTACTCTGTAGAGTAGTTTAGTAGGGTGTAGTAGTGGCATAGACCTAGGTTATAATACTACTTAAATGTGTCCTGAAACAATCGCCTGCCAAGGAACAGCCCATTTTCATTCAACAATCTCACAATTATTCTGCTCGTAGCTCAACTGGATAGAGCACCAGTCTTCTAAACTGGATGTTGCAGGTTCAAGTCCTGCCGAGCAGGCCAATTGTTTTTAGTGCTTGACATAGGGATAAATATGATGTAGTATATTCTTAATATTAACAAATGGAGATATTTAAATGGCAGTTTTAGGAAAGACAGATTTTATCCGAGACGGTAGTAACTATCGTTCTTCTGGTGGTAAATATGCTGGTAAAACTAGATTTGAAATCGTTGATTTGATGATTGAGAATAATGAAACTTTTGTAGAAGGCAAAACATCTACTGGTCGTAAACTAAAAGCAATTAGACGAGTATCTAAAACAAATGTCTATCCTGTAATATTACAAGTTAAATCTAATACAGGAAAAGATATAGAAGAAATTTCAATTACAAAAATTTTTAAGTCACCACTATTTGGTGGTGGAGGTGGTTCAGGTGGTGGTGCGGCCGTAACTGCTGTAACAGAAAGCGCTCAATGTTATTATTGTTCACTTGCTTTCAATGTTAAACGAGGACCAATTAAATTAACAGATTGTACAGACGCTAATTTAATGAAGGCGGCCAAGTATGTACAGGCAACCGTACAAGTAAAAGCAATGGTAGATAGATTACCAGACGATTGGCCTACTACACTAATCAAAAGTGCAAACGAAATTTATAAAAAATATAGTAGTAAAGTTACAGGTTCAGTATACTTTCATAGAGGTTCACCTTTTATGGATAAAGTATATAGGGCAAAGAAAGAAGTTATGAAGTTAGATAAACAATCAGGTACACCACAGGCACCTGGTTCGTTTTCAGATGACAAATGGAATCCTGGTGACATATGGATGACCACAATGTCTCCTGGTGCAGACCCTTTGAAAGAATTTCAGAAAGATTGGTCTATATTAAATCAAGCAGTTTTAGATAGGGCAGGTCGTCTGCAAAATCCTAAAACATTTTTACTTGGTATCTCATTAAAGAAATTAGGTAACACCGTAACACTAAAAGAGTTTAATTCTCCAGGCAGAATTAAGATGGTTAAACATCAATACAAAGGTTATAAATGGGGTACAAATAATAAATTCTTTTCATCAATTGATATGTATATGGGAATGGGTACTGGTCAAGTCCAGTTTAGAGCATTTGCTTCTACATCATCTTGGCAAGGTGAAATAAAAGGTGTATCGGCCGCAGGTGGTAAAATTGGTGGTGGTAACTTAAACTTTTATTTAGAAAGACATTTACGAAAAAGTATTGGTGGTGGTCTTAAAGGTAAGAGTTGGAAAGAAACACCAGGTAATCAAGTTAAGTTAAATGAAATGTATCTACTATTTAAGAAGTGGGTACCAAAAGACCAACTAGTAGAACCTAATGTTTTTATTAGTATGTGTATTGAGAAAGGTGGTAGTTTTATCTTCTCAAAAAATATGTGTTTACAATTTTTAGACACATTTATGTCAGGTACATCTAGTCAAAGAAACGATGTTTGTACTGATATTATTAGATATGCTTCTAGTAGTAGTGACCAATCTTCTTTTTTTGTGAAGGTGTCATAAAACTTATAAATAGTAGCAGACGAAGTGAATAGTATATTGATGGATAGTTTATTTGTATATGGAAAAAATGAAGGAAACCAATGTTTAGTTTTAAAGGATATTCTTCTAGTGGTGCGAATACACACCTAGAACACCTAGAAGATAGTATAATCAACGATGGCGCTAAGGGTGGCAGAAATGCAATTGCATTTTTAAAATCTTTACAAAAAATGCTCTCGGCAAATGTTAGCAATAAAGTTAATGTTACCGTGAAATGGGATGGAGCGCCTGCTATCGTTTGTGGTACTAATCCTGAAAATGGCAAATTCTTTGTCGGCACAAAATCTGTATTCAACAAAACACCAAAAATCAATTACACATCTTCAGATATAGCACGAAACCATCCAGGTGGTGTCGGTGCAACACTTCAAATAGCATTAAGAGAATTAAAGAAACTAGGTATTAGAGGTATCGTACAAGGCGATTGTCTCTTTACTAACGACACAAAGAAAGTCGTAAACATAGATGGTCAATCTATGATATCATTTACACCTAACACAATCACATATGCAATGCCAGCCAATAGTGCAGTAGGTAGAAAAATTGCAAGAGCAAGAATGGGTATTGTATTTCACACACAATATAATGGTAAGACTATGGATAGTCTAAACGCTTCATTTGGTTATGTATCAGGAATTAGAAGTGGTAGTGTATGGGTACCATCGGCACAATACAAAGACGCTAGTGGTAGTGCAAGTTTTAGTCGTGCTGAACTTACAAAGTTTAATGCACAATTAAGAATGGCAGAAGGTAGTTTAAATAAGGCCGCACCATTACTAAATCAATTTGATAGTAGAGACGAATTATCTGTAGGTTACAGATTAAAAACTTATTTCAATAGTATCGTAAGA